GGTTCCCCGATGAACTCATTGATGCTGTAAGGTTTAAACTATTGAGTCATAGAGAATTCTATGTACTATGCGCGATACTTTCAAAACCTGCGAATTTTCATCTAAAAAGGGCCTTTTTAGAGCAATTAGTCGATAAGGACTCAGTAACCAAAGTCATGGAGAAGCTGGTTTCCATGGGATGCCTATACGTAGAACGCGTTCCCATGAAGGGCGGCGGGTTTTGCAACCTCCATCACACGCTCCCACTAGAGCATTGGACCATAATAAGCCAAGTTGCCGATCTCCGGAAAACCGGAGTCCGGAAAACCGGAGTCCGGAAAACCGGGGGTGTTAATAAAAAGGAAGAGAACCAAATTGAAGAAAACAAAATTGATAATCGTAGTAAGAGGCACGACGACGACGATAGGGGGGATAAGGTCAGGCCTCCAAGGAAAGGAAAGCAGTCCGAGATCAAGACGATTAGAGCAAGGATCGGTTCATGCTTTGAGGATCCAAGAGGGGAATGGGAAGCTATTGAGAAAGAGCTAGAGAGGCTGTTGCCTGATCCAGAGGACAGAGAATCTCTCGCCTCTTATGTTGAGGATTATATTTCAGAACGCAGAATGGGGGAGAAATTCACTAAGACCAATAAATTCGATAAGCATCAAATCAAAGTACTCATCAACCTTTGGAAAAAGGGATCAAATGGAAAACCAGGAAATTAATGCTAAGTCAAATGACAGCGGATTGACATACCTTGCGCCTTTGCTAATAAGCGAGCTAAAAGGTGCATCACATGAGGAGATTCTCAAATTCATTGAATTGGAGGAGCGCTGGAAACATTTTCTTGGATTCAAGGATTTTCGGGAGAGATCTCTGATATTAATGGCCATCGTTAAAACAGGCGAGGAGCAATGGTTTGAGGATAATTATATCAACAATAGAAGTTTAGTTTTAAAGTTAAATCCCAATTCAATTTTGGATGGAATTAAAGAAACAGAGTTCGCGAAAGAGATAATTTCTAGGCTTTATCTTTACGTCGCAGCAAAGAAGAGAGAGCCCAAGAGCTAAGCGGAATTTAGCTCTTGGTGACTGAAAAACGAAAAAATCTAGAAAGGATCTTTCATGTCCATGCTTACACCGCAATCGCAGCGGTATCTAGAGGAATTTTACCTGAGGAAAGACGGCGGCCTTACTGACGGAGAGGCCATTCTCGGCTACTTCCTTTCAGGAAATTGGAAGGGGGAGCAAGAGCTCGTCAGTGCCGATGACTTCGAAGAGCCAAATGAGAGGCGCCTTTTTGATGCGATGGTTCGGTTTCAAAGCCAGGAAGCATCCATTCAGCCTGACCTCGTTAGCCTAGCATCGGTTCTCAGATGCGATTCCCACTGGACTCCTCAAAAGCTCATTTGGCTTACCGAGAATGCTCCCTTGACGCAGAATATGGCACACTTTGCTAGAAGGCTCAAGAATGCCCGTACTGCGATCCGAATCATCGAGTCGAGTGTTCTGCTGACGGCAGCTCTTAAAATCGACTGTGACCCATCCTCGGCTCTTCAGCGGCATCTCTCCGATATGAACACTCTCGTCACCGATAGCGTTGACGGGAAAAGCGGTATCGTCTGGTTAAAGGACGCCATTGTGAGTGGCCTAACCATGCTTGAGCAAATGATGACAGGCCACGAAGTGAGCCGAATCCTCACTGGCTGGAAGAACCTCGATTCGGAACTTCCGCTAAGCAGACAAGACATGGTCATCATCGGCGGGAGACCTGGAATGGGAAAAACCTCGATGGTTCTGAACATGTTGATTCAAATGTTTCGCACTGACCGTGAGCTCATTGGCCTTGTCGTAAGTCTTGAAATGTCAACCGATCAGCTTGTCTTTAAAATGCTCGGATCTGTCGGATCGGTTAAGATGAGCCTATTTCGAAATGCAATCGATATGAGTGAAGAGGATATGGATAGGCTCATCGCAGCTGCTAGCGAGCTCAATGAAGTGGCAGGGGAAAGACTTGCATTCAGTGAGAGGAAAAAATTCAAAGTAGAGGACCTAGCAACTGAGATCTCGCGCGTAAGGCTAAAGGCTGGACGCTGTGATTTCGTGATGATCGATTATATCGGCCTCATCAACAGTAAGGGGAAAGACCTATATCATAAAATGTCTGATATTTCTGGCAGAATTAAGCAGATTGCGAGATCGGAAAATGTTCTGATGCTCTGCCTAAGTCAGCTCAATCGCAAGGCCGGCCAAGAAAAAAGAAAACCTGAAATGACAGATTTAAGGGATTCAGGATCAATTGAGCAAGATGCTGATAGCATTATTTTCGTGCATCACGACGAATACTATGGCAATGAGAAAGCGATGCCAGGATCCATTCCCATCGCCCAGAAGTCGGACGGCATCACCTATCTCCTAGTTAGAAAAAATAGGCACGGTGAAAAGCAGCGTTTTGATGCTAAATTTACCTATTATGCTCCGATTGGAAGACTCGTTCCATTGAATGATGAATATTGAAGAGGAGCAGAGATATGTTTTTAGAAGTAGGCCGGCTCTATGTCGGCAATTATCAAGCGGTGATCGAAACGCTCACGCCTCTTCCAGATCTAGCTGGCGTTGATGGGGATAGGGAATTTGCAATATTTTCTATTATTCCAAACCTTGAAAATGCGATGGACTTCACTCCTTCTAAGATAAGGGAGGCCTGCTTTAGAAAGACGCTAATCATTATCGACGGAAGAGAAATTTTAGCTTGGAAATATATCGGTGAATATCCTGAAGAATGCTAATGTTGAAATCGTTTTTGATTCCATGAGGAAAAGGCTTAGAGCCCGCTGCGAAAAAGGCGGCTGGGTTCGATTTCCTAGAAATCTGAGAATTGAAGGCGCCATATATCTCGTCGAAGAACTTCATTCTTCGAAGCGATTGAGCTGGATCACTATTGGAGAGATAAGGCTTATTTATCTACCTGAACTGGGTCAGTTCGAGCAAGGTTTCCGAAAGCTCAGAGACGGAGTGAGCGACGATTATAGGAACGCCGAATTGCTGAGCAAGATGGATCCATTCGATTTGTTTATCAAACAGCCTACCAAGGTCAGTCTTGACTTCCACGCCTAGGAGGAGACCTCGCTTGACGGCCCAGATATCGGGCTGGCCTTTGTTGGGATTTTTAATGGTTTTTCCGTTGACCTTTATGCCTTGGATTTGATTTCGCCAGGCAAGGAAACCTCTGAGCTCGAGGTAGTCGAGTATGTCGCGCTGAATTTCGCTTTCGCGTGGCATCACATGTCCCCAGTTTCATTAAATTTCCGATTAGTATATGGCAACAATTTCGTATTTGCGATCAGTGAAAAGGTGCATAGCGTTCCTCTGTCAGCTCAAAAAGATTTAATTAAGTCTTTGCTCTGAAAGAAAACAAAGTGCTAGAAACCGCTTCGATTCTAAATTTCGTAAGGGAGCTTTCCATGAAATTCACCAACTCTCTCGCTTCATTCTTAATTTTCTCATCCATCTCGGCAGAGGCTTTTTCGGAGGAATTTTGTTTCAAAGTCGATTGCTCTATAGTCGAAACCGATTGGTCATCGATATACGGCGATGAGGCCTATACGGATGGTTATTCTACGAGCGGCGGATCGATTGCTATGGCTCTATCAAGCCAGGTCTATGGATTAATAGGAACCGCTGTCGGTGGCTCCTCTGGTGCGAGCAGCGCCGTTACTATCTCGGGTGGTGAAGGCTTAGCTTCTGAGACCTTGGCTGCGATCAGAGATATCGTGACTCATATGACCGAGGTTCAAGCCAAGGGGAGCGCCTGGGTCAAGGTTAAGACGGGAGATACGGAAGTGGAATTTAAGATTGAATTTGAATTTGGCAGAGCCACAATCGTTTCACGAAAATAGGGAGAGGCTATGAAAGCATTTTTCTTATCATCTCTTATCCTGAGCTCCTCAATTCCTAATATACAAACGAAAGCCCTTAGCGAAGGCGAGATCAAGGCTGGGGAAATGAAGTACATTCCTGTTTCAGATGGAAACGCGGAAAAGCAAAGGATTTCGGAAAACCTCAGGTTTATTGATCAGCATTTAAAAAAAGGCTACCTTGAGAAAGGTTTTACCGATGAAGAAGCTCAAGTCATTTCTGATTCCCTCAAAGAGGCCCATATCCATCGAGACGTCCAAGGCCTTGCCCAAATTGAAAAGGCAGTCCTTTCAGCATCAAAAAGGCTTGGTTTATCGTCTTATCAAATAGATAAAATTAACGAGGTGAACCTTGACGCCTTCACAAAGATTTTATCCTTTATCCCGTTTGAGCTGATGAAATCATGCATTCAAACGCGAAGTGAAAAGCTCTCGGAATGTACCAAAGGGTATGTCGAAGGATTTTTAAAACAGGCTGAAAACTATGCACGAGATGGTGAGCTAGATTCTTCGAATAGAGAATTAAAAAATCTTAGAGATCAGGCCTTATCTGCGATCAAAAGCGAGTGTAGTGAAAATCCCAGTAGCGAAAAATTTCTACTTAAGCTTAACCTGCAAGCGTGCGATCAATTATAACCTTATCGCTAGGATTTATGGGGTTTGGAAGATTGGGGGGGGATAATTACTATGAAAGATGGGTTCTGGAAAATTATCTCCTTCAATTCAGACAAAAAGACCATAACAGGAATTTTCATGAGCTTTGAGGGGACACCTGTTATCGGAAGCGAGGGATCGATAGTCGTCGAAGAGCTAGAGGTGCCAGAAAAAGAGTTTGATATTCTTCTTTTCCTCTCGGAAAAAACCTCTCTTAGATCAGCAGAAAGTTTGGAGGCTCGAAAGCTCTTAAATCAGCTCTTAGCCGAAAAGATAATGAACGATTATTTCCAAGGGCTCATTGACGCTAAGAAAAAGGGTGTCTCCTATGATAGCGATATCTTCGATCGAGCCTCGAGCCTATTTCAAATGAAGTGAGTCGTGTCATGTGAAAGATATTTGGTACTACATAGGCCACTAAACTTTGGTTCAAGTAAATCAATTCTTCGCTAGTCATCACATATCCCCAGTAGCTTCCAGTTTTCTTCCGTTATACTGCTATGAGATATGCTTGGATGGTTTCGTCGGCGGCGCGTTTGGCTTCTAGTTCATGGGAGGCTAAGCAGAGGCATATTTATTTTCCGCAAAGCTATATCTATTGTGGCAGGAGGTCTATTTTGTTTTTTGCATAAAGGATAGGTGCATTCTTTCGTCTACCATAGGGGAAAGCTATCTCTGAGCCATTCTGAAGTTTAGTAAATAATCTTCGTGAACCATCCCCACTTTTGATCAATATCGATTGCCCTCTGAGAGCAATCACTTTGATATATTCTATATCGTTAACGAGAGGACTGAAGATCCAATAGCTCTCGCCACTTTCAAAGCAATAGGAGCAATGAATGATCGTTCCAAACTCTTTATTTGCGATGAGAAAATCTCGAATGGTGCGACCAGGCCTATCTTTAACCCAGCCGAACCGTCTAGCCTGATCCTTCATGCATGCATCAGAGCAATAGCCATAAAAGTCTGGAGATTGAAATAGCCGGCTGCAGCGGCGGCATTTTCCGTATTCAGTTTTCATCTTATTACCATTGCATAATTAACCTGCCAAATTCATCCTTTGGACTATATATCCAAGCTAATATAAAAACCTTATACGTTCTAATGCTGTCGTCTTGAAATGTATACCGGCGAATGTTTTCAAGCTCATTTACCATATCGTCCGTCAGCTCGATTTTAACAAAGGGCTCCTGGTGAATTTTCTTGATATAAAGGTATCCATTCTCAACCTTAAAACCGTGATTATTGATATATCGTCCGCAAGGAAAGCTATAATGTTTTAAATCTAAGGCTTCCATATTTATCTCCTTCAAATTGGTTCGCAAGTTTCTGGGTTAACCAGGTTCTTTGAGGAAACAGCACCAGCCAAAGTCCAAGTTTGAAATGAAGTACAAGTAACTTTCTTTCCTTCAAAAACAGGATGATAATAGATGTATTCAAGAGTTTTATGCCAATCGCTTTCGCCATAATTTTTTTGATATTGTTTGGTATATTCATTTTCTAAATATTCAACCAATAGCCAATAGCCTCCATTAGGAGCATATGTTCCATAATATTGAACACTGAATATTGGCTCTTTAACCTCTGGCAGAGCGCTTTCTTCGGCTTCCTTCTGTTCAGCCAAAGCCTTTTCCACTGCCGATTTTACGGCCTCATCGATAGCTTCTTGTTCAGCATCGGAGACGCCATCCTCTTCAGTTACAAAAGTTGGAATTATGATTTGCTTTTTTGATTCATTTTCCGTGATCTCTTCATTGGGTAAAATGGTTTCAACTGACGTTGATCTCGTTTCATCAGTAGCCGTTTCCTGATCTTTGATGATCGTTTTATTAGGCGTATTTGTTTCAGTCGATCCGGTTGAAGTTCCTTCTGAAACCCCGCCACCGCCAGATGAGCCGCAAGCTGTGATCGATACTAAAAGCATTAAATGGATAAATTTCATGATTATTTTCTCCTGTTAGGTAAGCATTCAAGGCAAGGACGTTCTATGTTTCTAAAATCTTGGCCGCTACCATTGCACCACTGGCAGATCACTTCCTCATCTTCATCCCTGGCTGGCGTAAAGAAGCTTTCGTCCTCGTCTCTTTCATCTTCATCATCAATAAAGTATTTGCTCATTTTCTTTCCCGATATCCGGGTTAATTCCCGGCCTTGTAAATGCACTATCGGGAGAACTAGGAAAAACTTTAGCCTTATTACTATGAAGTAATAATCCATGAAAGCCTTATCTGGACTATAATAGATAGCTTTGAACCTTGGATTATTACCGAAAAAAATATTTGAAGTTTTCCGATTTTCATCCGATAAGGTATTTGATATCGAAAGGTATCCAAACACTGGTGAGGTCATGTTGAACGCTTTCAGAAGATCACATTCAATCAAAGGATTAGAGGAGCTTAGCCTCATAATCTGTATTCATCTTACCTTGGTCGCAAGTTTCCCTGATCATACTGCTATTAACCATTGGAAAGCAGAACTTGATGGTTTCGCTAAGACTTTGGAGAGATATAGCAAGGGGAAAGGAAATCGAAAAAATATTACCTCTGATATCGTGGCTTTAGTTTTGACTGAAACGATAAATGATACCGATTCCCAGGAGCTCATAGAAGCCGCCATAGAAGCAAAAGGCTTTGCTTCAGATAAGATTGATTGGTTGGATGTTGGCGATAGAGCTATGATTTTTGCCGAGAGATTCTAGGATCTTCTTTCTATTTTACCCCTTCCTTGATATCCCCATCTTTATAATCCTCATGAAAGACTTCCTTTTATTATCAGAAATTAATGATATCCTATTGACATAGTCTTTGGATTATTCCAAAGATTTAGCGTGTTATGCTTGATCTTTTCAACGGAATGAATAATTAGGCGCAGCTTATATGTCTAGACCATCTGAATATAATCCAGCCATTTGCGATAAGCTTATCGACATCATGAGCAATGGCCTCTCTTTCCCTTCGGCATGCGCTGAGCTTAATATAAGCCCAAGCCAGGCAAAGATGTGGCAGAAGTCTATCCCAGAATTTGCTCAAGCCAGAGAAATTGGCACTTGGAAACATTTGGCATTTTACGAAGATCTTTTGAAATCCTCTGCAATAGGCATCATCCCGGAAAAGCTTTTGGAAAAAGGCTGTAGAAAGCTCAATACGAGATCCATCCAATTTGCGCTTGCAAGAGTTCATCCCGAATACTTCGGTGCTGAGCGTTTGAAATCTAGAGAATCTGATCTTGATGATAAAGCTGGAACGATAGAAAAACTGGAAGAGGAATTACGCGGTGAACTTGGACGGCTTGGACTTAAGCAGCTTGACAGAGGAGGAGCAGTACAAGCTCCTTCAAAAGATAAGGCATCTAAAGATATTGAAGGCGAAAGTTAATGTCTTAGATTTCATTTCTTATTTTAACCCTTCATTTACTTTCGGCATTCACCATAAGATCATCTGCGATAGGCTTTCAAAGCTCCTATTTGAATCTTCAAAGAGGATAATGATCTTTGTGCCTCCGCAATTTGGGAAATCTGAAATTGTTTCAAGGCATCTCCCAGCGTGGCTTCTAGGCCATGACACGACAAAGAAGATTATCCTCGCATCCTATAGCTCACACCTCGCAGATACATTCAATCGATCATGCCAAAAAATAATGAAGCACGAAAATTACTACGAGGTATTTCCTACGAGAGTTCAGAGGAAATATCTGAAGAGAAAAAAAGAGACGCAAAATTTCATCGAAACTGATTTTGGTGGATACCTATATAGTGTTGGCGTTGGTGGATCAACCACTGGTAGGGCTGCTGATGTGATAATTATCGATGACCCAATCAAGGATCACTCAGATGCATCTTCTCCTACGATGAGAAGGCGGAGGATGGAATGGTTCAACTCCGTTGCTCAAACCCGCCTTAGCAAAGACGGCCATATTATCCTTATGCATACGAGATGGCATGAGGCAGATCTTGCTGGAGAACTCTTAAGTGAATCAGAATTAGATCCTGACGCAACTAAATGGGAGGTCATCTCCCTTCCAGCTCTTGGAAATCCTCAATCCATCTATAAGCATCCTCTTGATCTAAGAGATAAGGGGGATCCCCTTTGGCCTGAGATGAAGGGTGGACGCGATAAAATGGAGCAAATAAAGAGGGACGTAGGGGAAAGAACCTGGGCAGCCCTCTATCAGCAGTCTCCTATGGTGGATGGCGGCAACATTATCAAATCAAACTGGATCCACTTCTATTCCGAGCTGCCATTTAAGGCCGTTAACCTAAGGCATCATAACTCGGTCATAAGTTGGGATATGAGTTTCAAAGACACAGGCTCCAGCTTTGTGGTAGGCGTCTGCATTGTCCAATGGGAGCAGCACTTTTACGTAATGGATCTATTTAGGCGTAAGGTAGATATCGTCGATACGATGAGCGCCGTTAACGTGATGCATAAGCGTTTTCCATTTGCCACGATCCTGATTGAGGATAAGGCCAATGGACCGGCGGTTATGTCACTCCTTAAAAAATCAATTCCTGGCATCATCTCGGTTTCCCCTGATGCGAGCAAAGACGAGAGGCTTCATGCCGTGGCTCCCCTCTTTGAGCAAGGCCTTGTTCATTTTCCAATGAATGCCGTCTGGACAAAAGATGCCGTCCATGAACTCCAGTCGTTTCCTAACTCTGCCAATGATGATATAGTTGACGCAATATCACAAGGCCTAAGGCATTTCAGCGCACAAAGAGGCATTCAGCATTTGAAGGCGAGCACGAAATGGTAAATAAAAAAGTACCAAAACTATCGAGCATTTCTCAGGGAACCAGCGCTGCTATAAAACGAAAGACCCAGCTTGATGGCTGGCTCAATATACTGACCGGCATCGGGTCAAGCCGCGATAAGATAACCTATTCTGAAGTCTCCTGGACGCCAACACCAAGGCAGCAAGCCGATAGCCTTTATGCAGGCGATGACCTAGGTGGAAAAATTGCTTCCATTATTCCTTTCGATGGTGTCCGGGCTGGAATTAGTTGGAATATTCAAGACGCAGCAACAAATGATGAAATAATTCCATGGCTCGATGATGAGTTCACCCGTCTTAAAGTCTGGACGAAGCTTTATGAGGCATGGGTTTGGGCTAGGGTATTTGGTGGCTCTATCATTGTCCTCTCGGTCGATGACGGGCTTGAATTAGATCAGCCGCTTGATACGGAGAAATTCAATAAGCTCAATACCCTGAACGTATTTGATCGCTGGCAATGGGAAATCAGGCAAGAGGATATAAATGGCGATCCATCATCTCCTTATTATGGTCAGCCCGAATATTATGTTTACGTTGGCGATGACGTTGGAAGCTATGGAAGTAGGTTCAACAACATTGCAAGCAATGGCTTCTATAGGGTCCATCGCTCAAGAGTCATAAGATTCGATGGAGTTCACCTCTCCAATAGACTTTGGAAAATGAACCAATATTGGCATGATAGTATCTTTGGAAAGCTCTATGAGCCACTAAGAAATTATACGATGGTTCATAATTCTGTAGCATCCATGCTCCAAGAATTCAATCAGCCCGTCTTTAAGATCACAGGTCTTGCGACAGCTCTTCAGCAGGATCAGGATGAATTGGTAGTCAAAAAGCTCCAACAGGTCAACCTCTCTCGGAGCGTTGCACGGGCCGTTGCCATAGATTCGGAGGATAGCTTTGAGAACGTGGAAGCTCAGACTTCGGGTATTGATACGCTGGTTCAAAAGACAATTGATCGCCTCACGGCTGCCTCACACATACCGCATACGAGACTGATGGGGGAATCCCCTGCTGGCCTAGGAGGTAGCGGAAGATCAGAGCTAACTGATTATTATGACTTCATCGGCTCTCAGCAAAAGATATACCTATATGATCCATTGGTTCGCCTCACCAAAATGATTTTCTCCCAGGCAGAGTCTCCATTTGAGGAGCCAGTTAAATGGTCATTTAAGTTCAATCCTTTAGAAGTCCCAACGCAAAAAGAAATCAAAGAGACTGAGCTCATCCAAGCAAATATCGACGATATCTATATGCGTAATGGCGTCATCGATAGCTTTGAGGTTGCTTCCTCAAGATTTGGTTCTGGCACCTATAGCTATGAGACTCATCTTGAGCAAGGTCCTAATACACCGAGGACTGCGATTGAGGAGCCAATCAATCTTGAGCCAGAGGTTAATGAATAATGGCTAAGAGGCGGGACAATAGATTCAATCCTCGAAAGACTTCAAAAAAGATCCATAGCTTTGAGCGTGAGATCATTCGCCTTGGAAAGCGCCAGTTCGGATTCATGAGGGAATTCTACAGAGAAAATTTCCTGCCAAATATAAAGCTCCCATACCTTACTATTGATGCCGATGAGAAAGAGATTGAACGCCTCAGGAGTCTTTTAGAAAAGACAACAAGGGAAGGTTTATCTGCCTTTCAACGCCGAGAGCTTGAAAGAAAGATTCAAGATGTAATGAAAAGAATCGATGCGACAAGCCTTGTCGAAGTTGAAAAGGTAGCGGGAAAAGAGGTCTTTGCCGTCTTTAATAAAGAGATCGATGGCATAATAAAACGATCGGTAAAAGACACGGTGTCTGGCCTTCAAGATGTCGGTAAGCAAACCGAAAAGAACCTTGCTCGAAGGATCACGGCCGGCATCGTATCTGGCGAGCGCCATGAATCGATTGCCAAGGGAATTAGGGGAATGCTCGACGATGGATCGGAAGAGGGATCGGCCGTAAATCGGGCAAAATTTATTGCTAGAAATACGGTTTCCACGGCTCTTGGTGAAATCAATATGGAACGGCAAAAGTCCCTTGGGATTGAGCTCTACTATTGGCAGACGGCCGAGGATGATCGCGTGAGGCCAACTCATGAGGAACTCGGAAGGCATGGCCAGAACATTTACTCGTGGGACGGTAATGTGAAGGTTGGCCGGAAAACTTATAAGCCAGCCGTTGACGAGCAGTATAGCGATTCACCGACTTTCCCTGGTCAGCCGTGGAACTGCAGATGCGTCGCATTAGCATATATTCCGGAATTAGAAGACTAATAAGCCGCAGCAATTGCATATTCACTTCAACGTGAGGTAAAGTCACAGAAGAAAAAAACAAAATGATCGGAGGCCTTGCTGGATGCAAAACCGAGACTTCATCGCATTGGACGAAAGAGAGCTCCCGCGCCTTCCTAATGGCTTTCTCCAAGTGCCGGCAAACCTCACGCGAACTGGCGTCTTTACTTATCAAACCATGACAGACAGCGGGGAGATAAAACCGATCAGACAATTGAGGATCCATGACGAAGTGTTTCATCAGGATTCCCTATCGACCTTGATCGGCCTTCCCGCGACGATAGACCATCCTTCAGAGCTTGTTAGCCCTAGCAACGCAAAAAACTATTTGGTTGGGATGACTTCCGACAAACCAAAGGTTGTCCAGGTCAAAGGGACGAGCGACGGTGAAGATTATATTCGCCAGACGGTGACTTTTTTCAATCCTGATGCTATCGATTTAATTAAGACTAGAAAAAAAACAGCGCTATCTCTTGGCTATACCTGTGACCTTGATGAAACACCAGGAGTTTGGAAAGGTCAGCCATATGACTTCATCCAAAGAAACATTAGGTATAACCATCTTTCTCTAGTCGATCGGGCACGCGGAGGAGCCGAGTGCAAGGTCATCTTAGATGCCGAAGGAAGTGAATTTCTTTGTGATGGGCTCGAGCTCATTGCTGAAAATAAACCATTGGAGAAAGAGAAAATGAAACAGATAACTTATAAAGGGAGCTCGTTTCAAGTCGATGATGCAAGCTTCATCGTCTTTAATTCACTGCAAAGAGATAATGAAGAGCTGCAAAAAAGCCTGGAAGTAGAGACTAGGGAAAAGGACGCTTTGGCGGCTAAGCTTGATGAAAGCCAAGACAAGGTTAAATCTCTCGAGGAATCCCTTAAGACAGATTCCGTTGATAAGCTTGTTGAAGCCCGCGTAGGACTTGAGGTATCGGCTAGAAAAGTCTTAGGCGAAAGCGAAAACCTTCGAGGAAAAACAGATAGAGATATCAAGGTCACCGTCATTAAAAAGCTTCGGCCTTCAATCTCTCTTGATGGAAAATCAGACGAATACGTCAACGTACGTTTTGATTGCTGCATTGAGGACCTATCGTCATTTAACAATAGGCCAAAACTCGAACGAGAATTCGGTCAGCAAATCTCTAATCGAGACTCAGTGAATTTAGACGATAGCGAGAAGGTCTTAGAAGAGGCCAAAGCTAGGCATTATCAGAACGCTAGAAATCGCTGGAAAACCAACGTTAAGGAGATCAACTAATGGTTGCACAACTGACCTATAACGCTCAGCCCGCCGTGGCAATTCCTGGAATGATCGCCGAGATGTTTAGCCTTCGGCAAATCGACAGCTGGCTAGCTGGAGGCGAGATTCCTTTTGGCTTTCCGGTTTCCATTTCTTCGACTGATCCAGATCAAGTTGTCGTAGCAACTTCACCGTCAGATACCTTTGTTGGAATCTCAGTCTTTGCTCATCAGCTTAATGTTCATGATATCCTGACGGGAGAATGCCACTACCAGCTAACCGATCAGGTGCCTGTCATGAGTAAAGGCCGCGTATGGGTTCTTTCTGCAGGAGCCGTTGAATTTGGCGAAGATGCATTTGCTCTGCCTGATGGCTCAGGCCAATTCTCGAATGCCAACGTAGGTGGTTTGAATATAAACCTATATGCAAAATTCCGTGGAACCACTACCGGTGCAGGCCAACTTGTTATGATTGAGCTTCAATAAGGGGAGAAAATAAATGGGACGGCAATATTTGAATTTGGATGCGAATGAGACAATCTTTTTTGAACGTGAATTGAATTACGTTAAGGCTAGAAGCTATGACGTGCAATATCCTCAGCTTTTGGCTCGTCAGTTATTTCCTGTGGATTCTACTGCTGATACTGGTGCTAAGACGATCACCTACGAATCCTATGATCACATAGGGATCGCGAAACTCATTCACGCCTATGCCCAGGACCTGCCTAATATTGAGATCACAGGTCATGAGACCACGGTGAAGATCTATTCACTTGGGTGTTCCTTTGGCTATTCGATACAAGATATCCGTTCGGCACGCATGGCAGGTAAGCCTTTGGAGCAGCGCAAAGCCAATGCTGCGCGCTATCAGATGGCCAAGCTTGAGAACGACCTAGCGTTCTATGGTGATACGAGCACCAATATTGTTCCCTTCATCAATCATCCAAATACCATCAAACCAACCATTCCGGCTGGCGCGAGCACCTTTACAACCTGGGTAACAAAAACCCCCGATGAGATCATTGCTGATGTTGGAATTTTGGTTGCTGCAATTCGCGATACAACCAATGGAATTGAAACTCCAAATACCCTTCTATTGCCAGAAGGCCAATATACTCATATTGCCACCACTCCTAGATCTCCTACGAGTGATACGACGATTTTGAACTTCATCCTTTCAAGCAATCCTTGGGTGAGAGAAATCATTCCTGTTTGGAACCTTAAAGGCGCAGGACCATCAGGGGTTGACGTTGCTATTCTATACGATAGAAACCCAGATAAGCTAACTCTTGAGGTTCCACAAGAGACTGAGTTTTTGCCAGTGCAAGAGCATGCTCTCATGTTCGAAGTACCCGTTCACGGTAGAACGGCTGGAACAATTGTTTATTATCCAAAATCAATTGCTCAAGGAAACGGGATCTAATGCTCTTAATTGAAAACACTGAGGCATGTGTGAGGACATTAGGTCCTCTTATTTTGATACCTGGAATGAATAAGGTCGATCCCGAGGTATGGGATAAGCTCCAACCTAGTTACGGTGGACCAATCCTAGATCTTATTGATCAAGGCATTCTGGCTATCAATAAAACATTAAAGCCAACTGTAGCCGTTATCAAAAAAACTTATTCAATTAAGCTTTTAGAAGATTGGCTATCGGATGAAAAGAACGTCAAGGGACCCGTAAGGGCTGCGGCTTTCGAGCAGCTGAAAATCATGAAAAGTGAACCTGGAAAAAGTAAAAAGGTCATGATTGGAGAAGAGGATGGGATTAGCGCAGGTGACGCCAACCTACGTTGACTTGATCACAAACAGTCAATATACGCTTAGGACCAGCAATCCTACTGAGTTCAATGCATTGAAAACGATGCTCTCAGAGGCATGGCTATCGTCCAATCCTTGCTATCTTCCTGATCGAAAGTTCACTCATGGCTTAGGTCTTTTGATAGCTCACTATTATACCTACGGACCCAAAGATTCTGATACCTCAAGCGGATCAGGCGCTGGATCGACTCCTTCGGATACGGCCTCTGGTCCAGTTACCTCGGAGTCGGTAGGGGATATTTCATTTAGCTATGGTGACTCTTCATCGCACTCCTCGGGAGGATCTGCGATTGATTCAATCATGGCTGGGTGGCTAGGGGAAAGCGTTTACGGAAGGCAATTCATGGCACTCATGAAAACCTCTAAACCAACTCCCATTGTGACGTGACCATGGGAAAGCTATCAAAGAGGATCCTAGAGGAAATCAAAGTCTACTATCGCTCAGGCGATCGATACGAGGATGGCCTCTATGTTGCTGGCTCGGAAACGGAAGAGAGGATAATGGCTTCGATGCAGAGGCTATCTATGGCAGAGAGGCAGCTCCTGCCGGAAGGCTTTCGGACCCAGGATACTTATAAGATGTATACCGAAACGCCTTTGATTCAGACCTTGATCAATGATCGCCTAACTGATGCAGCGGAGTTTTTATATAGAGGTCAACGTTTTGCAATGCTCGCTTGGGAGCGATGGGATTTTCTTATCCCTCATTGGAAAGTAACGATGGTGGGCAAAGATGGCTGAAAATTCTGTAGAAGTAATAGAGCATAAGAAAGTCGAAAGATGGCTTCAGGAGCTTATTACCTCGAACAGAACCGTCCATGTTGGAATCGTAGCTGATCCAGCCATGTCGGGACCTGACTCATCGGCTGCATCGAAAAAACGAAGAGATGCTCCTGATGCTGGGTCACTCCTCAAAGTTGCCGCTGTCCATGAGTATGGCTACGAGCCAAAGAATATTCCTGAACGGAGTTATCTGAGGTCTACCTTTAATGAAAACAATGAGAAGCTCTTTCAGGTATTTAAGAAAGCCTTAAAAATGCAAGGGGAAACCTATGGAGCATCCGAGGCCGAACAAGTTAAGGTTTTCTCCATCGTGGGACAATGGATGGCTGATAAGGTTAAGGCTAAATTCACCTCGAATTCCTGGGAGGCTTTAAAAGATCCATTTCGAGGCGGGAAAAATAAAAGAGGAAATGCAAAACCACTCATTGATACTGGTCAGCTCCGTGCTTCGATCTCCTATCAGGTCGTGAAGGGAGACGCAAAATGACAATGCCTATATCAAAAATTGAAAACGCTCTCTATCAAGTTATAAATCAGGCTGGAACTAACGGTCAGGTCATCATAGAAAGACCGAATGCACCAAGGCCAAAACTCCCATATACGGCAGTGAAATTTTCTTCTGCTACGGCCGAGCAATTTGATTGGACCGTCTTTGATAAGCAAAAAAACGAGACCGCATGGTACGGCTTCCGCGAGCTCATATTTTCCATTAACTGCTATGGTGACAATGCCTTCGAGGAGGCCTGTTCCCTTAATTCGAGATTGGCTTGGCAAAAGCATAGAGATCTTTTAAGGTCAATCGTATCGGCAAGTATTATGTCTAAGGGACTCGTTAGAGACCTTAGTCTTCTTATGAGCGATAGCTTTGAAAAGCGAGCGTCGTTCGACATCTTCATATTGGCAAATCTTGAGGATGGTTCGAGCGTTGAGCTTTCGAGTGACTACTTTGACAAAGTTTCTCCTATCGACTGGATAAATTCACCATAATTTGGAGGCAGTCAGATGCCAGAAATTTCGGATATAGTTCAAATCACGGTTGACGTTCAATCTAGTTCCCTGGCTAGAAAGGGATTTAATAGCCTTTTGATCTTAGGTCTTGAGCCATCCTTTGCAGTTGGCTGGACTGACGGCTTGGTGAAAAGCTATAGCACCTATCAAGACGTAGCTGATGATCCTTTGATCGTGACGGCTTCACCAGTTGAGAAAATGGCTCAAACGGCCTTTGCTCAAAAGCCTTCGATTCCTACTCTCTATATTGCAAAGCAGCTGACCGCGAATGCCTTGACGCCTTCAACTGATCTAGCGTTAGCTGCCTCTAGTAATAGCGATTGGTTTGGTGTTTCGATGGAATCGACCGACCCTGATGCCATTGATGATGCGATCGCTTGGGTTGGAGCTAATGATAAGTACGGATTCTTTAGGATTACCTCAACCGCCGATTTGCCGATTGCTGTCACCAGCTATTCAGCACTCTTTTTCAGTCAATCGGTAAGTCCAAATTTAAAGTATCTTGACGTAGCAACGGCATCAAGGCTTTTGGCGTATATCCCTGGCTCTTATACGGGTGCTTATAAGACCCTTGAAAACGTTGAAGCAGCTAACCCTTCATCCACTGATGAAACAATACTTTTAGCTAACCATATTAACTATTATCCGATTGTGGCCGGACGTCCCATTACTTATCAAGGGTGGGCTTACGGCGCTACCTCTGGCTTCATCGATACCTACATCGGAGCCCTCTACCTTAAGACGAGAATGGCTGAGGACGTTTTTGCCGTAATGGCAGCTCAGCTCAAAATCCCTTTCACAAACAACGGGATCAATCTTATCGTTAACACGGTCTATGCTCGCCTTGGTCAATCAGTGAAGGATGGATATCTAACAGATAATCCAAAACCAGTCGTGACGGCGCCTCTTGCAAGCGAGGTAAATCCTGTGGATAAGAGCAACCGACTCCTTCAGACGATTGAGTTTGTAGCCGAAACTGCTGGAGCTATCCACACAGTCAAAATTCACGGAACCATCATAGCCTAAGGGAGGTGTATCTTGTCGCTCTTCACGTTTGATCCTAAAGAGCTTTCGATAATCGCAGGTCCCTATATCATGCGCGGCTTTGCCGATAACCTTGTCACCGTGGCTAGAACCAATACGGCTTATGAGCTTGTGGTTGGTGCCGATGGCGAGGGGACTCGCGTCAAATCAAATGACAGAAGTGGAACCATCACAATTTCCCTTCAACAGACATCACCATCTAACGATGAGCTTTCAACGCTAGCCTTAGCAGATGAGGCTACCAACAGCGGCCTTTTTCCGATGCTCATTAAGGATAACTTGGGGACAACGCTATTTACGGCAGACACATGTTTTATTGAAAAATTCCCTGATGCTGCCTTTGGTAAAACAGTTCAAACGAGGGAATGGGTTATTAGAACCGATACTCTCCTAGCATTTATTGGTGGAAATAATGTCTCAACGCCAGGTTAATAGTAAACGTTCAACCTTGATCGATGAACCAAGCAAGATGGCTCTCCATGAGATCACAATCATGGACAGACAATGCAGCATAGGAAAGTTTTCAGCCATCGAAGGCTGGAAGATAATCCATAAGCTTTCAAAGTCGATTAGTCCGCTCCTTGGTTCATTTAAATCGGGTGATATCGCCAAGGGGTTTTCTGATTTTTTCAGTGACCTGACAGCCGAAGAGCTCATCGCGCTTATAAGGCAGCTGACTTCGGTCTGTCTCGTGGATGGGGTAAAGGTAAGTGAAAAGGATCTGTCTCAGTATGCTTTTACGCTCCAGCTTTGTGGGGAGGTCGTTAAGCATAATTTTGGGGATTTTTTTTCCCAGATAATGGAAGCAATAGTCGCTACTGGCCAGCAGCTGAAGGCGGAGGGCTGAGCGCCTACGGCATCCATAGTCATAAGGTTGACCTATTTCTATGGAGGCCAGTCACAGCTGGCCTTATTTCATTTTCGGACCTTCAACGGATGACGATAGAAGATCTCTTCGATGCTCATGAGATTTTGAATATAAAAGAACGCATCGAGGAAATGGAAAGAGCGAGGTCTAAACGTGGCAGATAACGTCCTAAAAGAACTCGTCATAAAGGTAAGCCTTCAAGGCGCTGAAAAGGCCAAGAAGGATGAGGATGCTCTCGGGAGGAGTGCCGACAAGGCAACCAAGGAACTGAAAGATCAGGCCGGCGCTGCCAATAGTCTTAGTGCAAAACTCAGTCAGATGGGTTCGACTCTATCGACGATATCGAATCTCGTTAAAGGATTGGTAATAGGCCAAGCAATAGGCATTGGTTTTAACCTTGCCAATAAAGCAATAGATTCCCTGACTGGAACCATCGATCGAGCTATTGATGAGGCATCGGGCTCGGAGCAAGCCTTACGAAATCTTTCCACGGCGCTTAGCATAACGGGTGAAAATAGCGAAGGTGCGATGGAGGACATGAAGGCCTTTGCATCTGAAATGCAAAAGACATCCACTGCTTCCACCGGCACGACGATTTCGATGCTAGCTCAAGCTAAAGCCCTTGGTCTTACTAATGCTCAAGCTAAACTAGCAGTTCAATCAGGAATTGATTTTGCGGCTGCCACGGGTAAGTCAATTCCCGAAGGCGTCCAGGCAATGACGGCATCCTTTTCTGGGATGACCAAAGAAGTTCAAAAGTATGTTCCAGAAATCAAAGATCTGACCGACGAGCAGCTCAAAGCCGGCAAGGCAGTAGAGCTGATGAATAGAAGGTTCTCTGGCTCGGCTGCTAAGAATCTAAATACTTATGCTGGAGCTGCGGCTCAATTAGGAAATGCTTGGTCGGACATATTTGATAATATTGGTGGACCTATAATTCAGTCTTTGATCCCGATTTTCAAAGACCTAACGGTCACCATTAATAAGCTTCTGCCAAGCTTCACGGCCTTTGGTGAAAAGGTTGCTGATTCATTTGACATAGTTAGAAAATCATTCTTCGGTGCATTTGATCTTGGCGGTGGAGCCGAGAAAGCGTTAGACACGATAGGCGATTTCATCATTGATGCGGCGCTTTTAGTTCAAGATTTTTTCTTTTTCCTAAAAGGCGAAAGAAGCTTTCTAGGGGAATTGACCGGTGCTGGAAACCTAGGTGAATTGATCGGAAGCATCCTTGGCAAGGGTCTAGCAAATCTTCCTGAACTCCTTCTAAATATATTATTCAAATCTATTCCAATTATCTTTGATCTTTTAAAAGGATTTTTAGAAGGTTTTATTCCAGGCGCTATTAAAGCAATTTTTATAAATATTCCAAAGGCGATCGTAACAGCAGTGATTGAAGGCCTAAAGGAGGCATTGCCTTTTGCAGATAACTTGATTGCTGCTTATACGAATGGCAAGGGAATCGGATTAGACAAGGTAGCCAAAGGACTTCCAGATAAGGAAGGCATTCAAACAATATATGACGACATGTATCTGTCTGATGAAGAAGTCCTTAAAAGAAAAAAAGAAAGAAGCACGGGAGCTTCGCCAAGACCAGCAATTAAAGGTAGATCGCAACTTCCACCTACATCAATGCCTGAAGGCGGAAGAATCTTAGAACCTATTAACTCGCCTATGCCAATTGCTAATCCGATATTGACGCTGTCTGAAACATTGCTACCGTCAATTTCAAAATATGCGGAAAAATACCAAAATAGTCAGAATATGGGTGCCAATCAATTTGCTAAAACCATTACGAGTGAAAATAGGGCCAGAGCAGATGCTACGGCACCTGGCGATCAAACTCTTAATAAAAACGACCAAAGATCTTATACGAATAATTTAGATGTTAAGATAAATACCAATTCCCCTGCTGAAGCTATTCAAAGACAAATTAATTCTCTCCATTATAGCCAAATGACAGCAGGGAGTAATTAGAGATGGCATTTTTAAAGAACGTATTATTTGACACTCAGACGATGAAACTTATCGAGATGGTCTATGATTTAGATAATAACCTGATCGAGGGAACCGAATTCATTCAGGCTGAAGTCGTTCTAAATGAATCGTATACCACAAGCGCATCAGTAACCAATTACCCAGTAGAGCAAGGAGCTCAACTAGGAGAACATGCTTCAAGGGAATCGTTTCGAATTTCAATGAGTGGCGTGATATCGGATGCTTCAATGAGCTATGCCGATACGTTTGATTCCCTTCTAGGTTCTCCAATAGGTGCAATTGGAGCAAGGTTTGTTGGATCAAATACTCGGACCAAAAGTCAAAAGGCATTTGATAAGCTCCAGGAATGGATGGCTAAAGCAACCCCAGTAATTGTAAAGAGCCATTATGCTAAGGATGGTTTTAAATCATTAGGCTTAGATGAAAATGCTCCATTTGTTATAGAATCCCTTACGGTTCCTAGAGATAAATCAACAGGACAATCGATAAGATTTGAGCTGTCTCTCAGGCAGGTTATTATAGTCACAATAGGGAGTGCTGAAGTAATAGCAGGAATTTTGGATAAAGGCGCCCAAACGCTTATGGCTAATAATAAAGCCAATACTGCTGATCAAAAAAATAAAGCTCAAAAGAGGACGCTTACGGAACTAAGGGATGATACGGCGAAGAAAAATATGTATCGCAGCGTACTAGGAGGATAAAAAATTGAGTCTAAAAGAAGTCCCACTAGTCGTTGCATCGGTGACAGAATATGAATTCTCCTTGGTTTTGGATGGGGTTAGGCATTATCTTGAGTTTCACTATAACAAAAGAATAGATACCTGGTTTGTCACGCTCAAGGATTCCGACAAAAACATTCTGATCGCTGGCATACCATGCCTTACAAACGTTGAAAATATGTTTACTAGGTTCAAGTTTGATGACCTATTGCCATTTGGCGATACGATAGTTTTGGATGTAAATAACTTTGGGCAAGATCCAACGTTTTATAATTTTGGTTTAGATGTTTCAATGTTTTATGTGAGTTTATTCTAATGTCTAGTTATTTTAGATCATATGACTTAACGATTTCGCCTAAATCAGGAAAGGCTCTATCTCTAATTCAGAATAGAGATACTCCTGGATTAGCTATTGAATTCAATATTCAAAAAAGTGATACAGAGCAATCTAACCCAGCAACTGTGAAAATATATAACCCAAATGAATCAACCATAGCTAAGATCCAGGCGTCAGAGTTCCTTCGACTTGAAGCAGGATATCATAAGAAAACCGGTATCATTCTCATTGGAAGAATCAATAATACAAGCGTCGATATAAATGGATCTGAAGTGGCCGTAACGATAGAGGTAGAAACCAGGCCACCGGTTCCTATTCAAATTAATAAATCTTTGTCAAAGGGTTCGACGAATATTCAAATTATCGATGAATTGGTGAAGTTCATTATAGATAATCTTCCAGAAGTGGAAGGCAAAAACCCCTACGTTATTCCAGAAATCATTTCATATAAATCAGCCGTCACACTCGTTGGAGATCCATACGAGATCTTGTTGCAGTATTTAACGCCTATTAAGCATATTTATATTGTTGACAATGGCGTGATAACTATTTTGCCAACAGGTGGATTTGTTTTGGATTCGGTAATAAATCTATCGCCATCGAATGGGATGATAGGATCACCACACCAAATCAAAGAAGAAATAAAAGGCAAAGATGAAAAAAAGCAAGGCGTAGAAGTAAAATCGATCTTGAATCATAACTTCGCTCCCAGAAGAATTCTCAATTTGACTTCTAAGAAAGCCAGCGGTCGATATACTATTTCTACAGTAACATTTTCTGGCAATAGCTTTTCAGGCGATTGGATCACGACGGTGAGGGCTTTCGTATGAGAGATAACTCAGCCAATTCTGGAACCAATATAACCCTAGCTGATGCCGTGATGGCCTCTGTTAGGAAAGCTCAGCTCGAAATGTTTGTTCATCTACCTGGCGTTGTTAAGACCTTCGACCCTGCGACGCAGACCATATCAGTTCAGCCGTCAATCGATAGGCAGCTAAAAGATAAGACTATCGTAAAGCTTCCTTTGCTCAGCGACGTTCCAGTCATTTATCAGAGGTCAGCAGCGGGATCGTTTAGTTTTCCATTGGCAGAGGGTGACCATGTTCTCCTATGTTTTTCACAGCGCTCTCTTGATAAGTGGAAAGATCAGGGCCCTGGATTGCCTCCATCAGATAACCGAATCTTTGATATTTCGGACGCATTCGCTATACCTGGCGCTTATCCGATTTCAGAGCCACTTGACCCGCCTCCTGATGGCGTTGATTTTAGAGCAACGAAGAAATTCAAGCTCTCGGGAGGAGAAGAGCTAGAGATCTCGGCGCCTAATAAGGTCGATATCAAATCTGAGCATATCAATCTTTCCAAGGAAGGCTCTCCGACTGATCCAGCGGTCCTGGGTTCTGTATTGCAAGCTAATCTTGAGGATTTGATAGATGCTATTAATGACCTTGTTGCATTGATAACTGCTGGATCTATTTTAGTAACAGCTGCGCCAGGCCCCGGTGCTCCAATCGTATCCACAATCGTGACAACTCCCGTTGAATCAGCGTTAGCATCAGTAAAGTCGGCGCTACCTGATGAAAACTCCCAAATCGTCAAACTAGAATAGGTGCATTATGACAGATATATTTTTCAATGAAACACTGAATGATATCGAGCTGCGCGATAATGACCTATATTTTACTTCCGATCATTCAAGATCGGAGGTCCTAAGGCAACGCGTAACGGCCTATTTAAAGACGTTTTTAGGGGAATGGTTCCTCGACTCAAAGGATTCGCCAACGGTAGGAGTACCCTATTTCCAATCGCTTTTTGCTGATAAGATTCCAACTCTGGAATTAGCAGATACGATTTTTCGCAATGCCATCCTATCCGTTGAGGGTATAGTTGCGGTTGAGACCTTAGAATTTGATTTCGAACGGACGACGCGTGAGATGCGCGTTAGGTTTGTCTGTAATAGTTCGACAAGTGATGAGCTCATTGCTGGGGAAATAGGAGTGGTTGTCTAATGGCTGGATTGACCGATACAGGTTTTCAAATAAAGACCTTGAGTGAGATAAGGACGACAATCGCTAATAATCTAAGAGACAGCGTTTCAGCTGATATCGATACCTCACCTACGAGTCGAGTAGGGCAATTTGTCGATATAGTGAGCAATGAATTATTCTCGGCTTGGGAGGCATTGGAGGCAACCTATAATAGCTTCTATCCAGACACGGCGAGTGGAACCTCCCTTGATAATGTTTCGGCCATCACCAATACGGTGCGAAAGGCTGAGACATCGGCACAGGCGCAGCTCTATTTCAGTGGAGTCATAGATACCGTCGTCCCGGTTGGAGCCGTCTTTGAAAAGACGGGAACTGGAAGGACATTTTCTATCCCTACCACGGAAAGCGTGATCTCTGGGAACGCCTTACTCCTATTGGCAAATGGCATCGCGGCCTCTGGGACGATCATTTTAAATATTGATCCAAGCTATGAAGTTGTCATCAACTGGGACGATACGCCTTCGGAAATAGAGTCGGCTATCCTAGCTGAGATTCCGCTTGTGACTGATGTCGAGGTAAGGGGGCAATTCAATGTTTCAGGTGCTGTGCATATATTTTTTAGAGCTCATACTCTCCCTGATACTGAGCCGACTCTTTCGGACAATGTTCTAACAAGTTCTTCCGGTAGCCTTTTGACGGTCACAGCTAACTTTTCAAATGAAGAGTCAGCCTTAACGCTTGCAACTCTTCCAGGCTATCTGACAGCACCCATTCGGAGCATTGCGACCATCGTTTCAACCGTCACGGGTCTTAACCAAGTCATCAATATTGACGAGGGAGCAGTGGGAACTGATCGCGAGACCGATGCCCAGCTCAGGGAAAGAAGGTCGGAAGAGCTTCAAAAGGTCGGCACCTCGACCGTTGGCGGTATCAAAGAGGCGGTGAGTCTCATCCCAGAGGTCACCAACGTATCGATCATTGAAAACGATACGAGCTCTACCGATGCCGATGGAAGGCCTCCCCATAGCTTCGAGATCTTTGTCACGGGTGGAGATGATGACGTCATTGCTCAGACTATCTATAATTCAAAGCCATTGGGTATAGGCGTTGTCACAACGGTGGATCCAGAAGCTGTTAGGGTTGGCAATATAACCGATGTTAATGGTCTAGCGGATACGCTTGCCTTCAGTTCACCTGATCCAGTGCCTATGCAGGTCGTTGTCAATATCACAATTAATGCCATCCTTTTTCCAACCGATGGTATCCAACAGATCAAAGATTCCATTGTTGCCTATTTTGCAACGCTTGAGCTTGGCGACGACGTATTGAATCACATGCTTTATTCACCTGTTAATACAATTCCAGGAATCTTAACATTGACGATCCTTCAGACGACCGTAGCTGCAGGGACTCCAGCAGCAACAAATACGCCTATCGATCCAACTGAAGTGGCTCAAATAACGGCTGGAAACGTTATAGTCAATATTTCTTAGCAGGATGTGAGATGACTAAAGAGCTAGAAATAGTTGATCATATAACTGATGGAGAGGAGAACATTCTCTATCAGTATCGAAAATCTCCAGTATTTAAGGCTTTCATAGAATCTTTCTTAAGAGAGATAAATGAGCTTGAGGCGCAAGCCTTTTTGTTTCTTACGGAAACATCCCTTCAGACCGCCGATGGAGCTCAATTAAATGGAATTGGGAGGATCTTAAATTCAAAGACCAGGCCTCCCAATGACGATCTATTTAGAGCTTTGCTCAATGCTCTTGCTGCCGCCTATAACTCAAATGGAACAGCTCAAGACGTCAAGGCTGTCATCATGCTCACGGTTTCAGCAGAAGATGTCTTTATTGATGAGACACCGGCAGAAGGGCAATTCACTGTCACGATTTTCGGGCCTGATTTCACCTTCGGCCAGCAGGTTGTCTTTGACGTTGTGAATTTAACAAAGTCAGCAGGAATTGAATTCATTTCCTTTATTATCTCAGATAGTTTTTCTGATCCTACCTTTAGCTTTGTGGGTGACAATAGGCCTAACTCGGAAGGCTATGCCGTAGCGGTTCCGATTTCAGTCCCAGATAGCTTTTACCTCGGCTATGTATTCCCGCTTCCGGCCTCCATCACAACTGCTAATAGGGTATTTCTGACAAGCGTGAGTGGGGATCCAAAGCAGGATTTAGTGGTTAACATCATTACATCAAATGCCAATCTAACGTGGAATGCTGAGCTACTGTTAAGTTTCGCTGTTATCGGAGGGACATTTGAATTCACAAATAAAGATACGGCGCAAAACAAGATAAGGCTGATTGTCCTAGATGCCGTTAACGTTTATACAATGACGGTTATCGGCAATTATCAGCAGCATTCATTTGCCGTTGTCTCTTCTGGACAAACCAAGTCTGCGGTTCAAATCAATTCTACTATTGTGACGCCAGAGATTTTAAATGCTGAATTCGTCGCTTACACAGAAGCCGATGCAGCGCTTTGGACGACGAATAATCCGTCTGGACTTGGCAAGACTTTTATAGAAGATAGTTCTGGTTTTCCCGATATATATGCAACTTCCGGTGGCGGTCGATACTCCGTCCTCATTTCATAATGGAGTGAAAGCTCATGGCAATAAAACCCGTAGAATCGGTCGACTGGGCAACTGGCTTTACTGCCTTAAAACTCCAGCCGACAGCGCAGCAAAAGACCTGGGGATGGACAACTCACAACAACCTTGTGACTGGCGTTCCAGAAAAGCCAACCCTTCAGCATCAGAATGGATGGCAATATAACGTTAAGCTTTGGATTAATTACCTTGAAAGTGTAACTGATGAACTGATCGATGAGGATACCGAGCAAGCTCCTATCGATTCCCCATCATTTACTACAAAGGTATTGCTTCCAAATGGAACTGTTGGCGTTCCCTCTATCGGATTTGCATCAGACGATGATGGAAGTGGAACAGGGTTTTATCGACCTGGACCAAATTCTTTAGGATTTGCTGCCAATGGCATAAACGTTGGTGGCTATTCCTCCCCTGGAAAATGGATCTTTGGTCCTACAACAGGTCTTGGCACGTCTACTGGTTATCATACCTCATATGGCGCATTTAATATTAGAAATGGATCAGGCACAGGTGGTTCCGTAAATTCATCTTCGAATATTAAGATTGGTTCTAATATATATCGTGCAGGCGATAATACAGATAGAGCAATGGTGACTGCTTCGGGTGTTAGTTATTTATTGGTTTCCTCTGCAGGAACTGGAACTGCTATTGCATTTGATTTCGTGACTTCTTCTACTGCTCAAACAGCCGATGCTACAGTAAGTTCAGTTGGATCCAAAGGATCATGCACAGTCGATGGATCATGGGTCTTTGGTCCTACAACCGGAAATATTTCCCATACGATATTTGGAAAGCTTGGTTTTAATAAAACCACACTTCCAAACGGCGCAATTACAATAGATATTGCTACATCAAATACTGAATATACTGCAAATCCCAGTGACGTTACTGCTGCAACAGTTAATACATTACGTATTGGAAATGATGGTAGCGGTGGCGGCCAAATAATCGGAAGGACAAATAACGGAGCAAGCACCAATAGAGGCCTTTCATTTTACGCTATGACCGATAACGGAAACAGCAATAGCGACATGTTGTTTGACGTTCGGCAGCAAGATAATCTTGCCCATACGACATTAACCTTTGATGCATTTAGATTCAGGACAGGCGCAGGAACAGCAATTCTATCGGGAACAAGACTCGGTATTTGGACTTTCGGTGGAACTGCTGGCCTAGGCAATACAGCTGGCTATCATACTTCCTATGGCGCCATATTCGTGAGAAATGGGACAGGCACTGGCGGTTCCATTAATTCTACGTCCAATATAAAAATAGGCGCAAATGTTTATAGATCTGGCGATAACACCGATAGAGCGATGTCCACGGCTTCTGGAACAAGTTTTCTGACTGTTGCATCTTCAGGATCCGGTACAGCAACAGCATTTGATTTTAAAACTTCCGCTTCAGCGCAAACAGCTGATACAGCAGTAGCATCAACAATAAGTGTTGGCAATTGCACTGTCGATGGCGCTTGGACATTCGGAGCAAATACTGGAGGAGCCTCCGTAACTCATGTAGCCTATGGACAGGCAGCGGCCTTTTCCGGAGTCCCTCAGCTTACCATCATGACCTTCGCAGCTAATCAAGCTTTCGCTCTTACGGATGTAACAAATTATTCAGCAATATCTGTAAATAAAGCTCGCACGAGCGGTGATACATCTGTTACCGAACTTGCCGTTCGAAATAATGGAACAGCGGCATCGCCTGACTGCATTGCAGAATGGCGAGTCCGCGCTGCTGGCGGCGGTATGCAGCGCTGTATTACCATTAGTGGCACAGGTAATATCCAGATGCCAAATATAATAACTGGAGCATTAGTAAACAACGTTACTCTCGATGGATCAAATAATCTTTTGAAAGTTACTTCTTCAAAGAGATATAAAACAGATATCAAAGATATTGAAGGAATGAATCCTGTTTGGTCCATGAGACCAATTACCTATAGATCCAAATTATCCCATGAAGATCAGAACAGAATAAATTACGGATTCATTGCCGAAGAAATGGCAGAGATATCTAAAATACTCACAATCTATGCTGATATTGATGGTGAATATATTCCAGATTCTGTTTCATATACGCAAATAATTGTGCCATTAGTATCTGCAGTTCAAGAACTTAAATCAAGAATAGAAATTTTGGAGGCCATTAGATGAATCAACCATTGCCAACGGCAGAGCAATCTTTGCAGTCATTGATCCCAGTAATTCAAGGCTATAAGGCCACGAGAAATGAGCATGCATTCTGGGAGACATGTATCAACGTGATTGGAGAATCGCTTTCTGAACTGGCGAGATTGAAATCTGAATCAGTTCCAAAGCCAGAAGATCATCATCAATTGGCTAAGGTCAATCCGATCAAATGATGAATGAGCCGCCTTTCCCGGCGGCCTCTTTCATATGCTGGATTTGATGACGTTAAGAACTTCCTTGAACTGCACCTTATAGGTCCTAGCATTCTTCAAAAATTTCACTTCAAACCCTTGCTTATTGCCGACTCTTAGCTGAAGCGTAAAAGCCGCGCTAAGGTTAGCAATTATGGCGCCTAATTCCCTTGGGGAAAGAATCGATAGGCCATCTGCCAGGGTGAGATTTCCAGATCCAGCTGGACCTGTGCTAGGGAAAGCTACCGTCATTTCAGTTGTGCCGGTAAGATCAAATGCAGTTCCATCGTCACTTTCAAGCTCAATTCGAAGGATATGATCGGTGCCAGTAATAACTTCCACGATTCCATCACTTAAGCATGCCATGTCTTTCTCCTCAAATTGATTCACAAGTGACTGTGCCAGATACCATTGAAAGAGATCTCACGATGCCAGCAACGGGTTGAGCGGATGGTGCAGATCCGCCTCCACCGCCGCCGGAATCTTGAGGAAGGATGAATACCTCATCGCCGCTCGTTATCAAGGTTGTTCCATCGGGTTCATATACATCATAGCGCGCATCAACTATCTCAGTATTTGGCATGAGGATCGTGGTATTTATATAAATACCTTCTGAAAGCGGAATATAATCAAGAGCTAGATCAGTCTCTAAGACTAAGAATGGATATCGCTGATAAAGCTGAGCCTTGACGATGAGGTCATTTCTCGTCTTATCGCTCCAATAGACAATGAGTGGCAGAGGATCTCCCTCGCTTATAGGAATGCTCATATGGGTCTCTCCACGGAAAGATAGTGCCAGTCAATCCAAAGGCCTTCCACTCTCGTATTTGCCTTCATTACATTTCTTACGTGCATGCCGAAAACACAGCCGATGTCTTTCGTAGGAAACTGTACATCCTCTGTTATCTCCACCAAAATTCCATCTAAGTAATGCTCGATCCTTGCGCTTATGACACCGAAGGTTAAAACCTGCTTATAGCGATGCCAACTGCCATCGAGCGAAATGCCAGTACTATTATAGCGTCTTATGCAATCGCCTAGCTTTTTATGAAGAATATAAAACTTTGTTTGATCAGGCGTAGTTGAGCCAGTGACGAGGCCACAGCTCATCTTAGCTCTTTGATCTTCAGTAAAGACCGTATTCCATTCCGTCCATCCGATGAAAGCTCCGAGGGTTCCTTGCGCCGATACACGGCCTTCGTGGAATTTGAATCTAACCTCATGGGTTAGTTTTGATCCTGGAAGGGAATAAAACCTCGACTCGCCACCAACCGCATAAGTATTCATCCAAGGTGCATCTAAAGGAGATTGCGAGGTTCCAGCATAAGCTTGATCCTCTAGCCCTAGGGATAGCTCAAGGTAGCCGAAGGCACCATTAGAAGGTCCATAGCGTCTTATCGCGTTTCCATTGCTCTTAGAAAAATTCTCCCCCAAAAGGCCAATGGAATTGCCCCCCATAATCACATCATCGAATTGCTCCGATGATGCAATGAAGCGATCAACTCCCAATAGCGTATCGGTCCCCCAGGCTGTATCAAAGTCTGCATTAGAGTTTTTCTTAAGAACCTGACCTGTAAGGCCTCCAGCTGGAATTCCGACGCCAGCTGGTCCTTGGATGGTGCTACCAATCAGGGCTGATGAGCGATAATCCTGCACTTCGCGTATGCGCGCATGCGGAACGTTAGCGTATGAATTTGATGCCTGATAGATAATTTTACAAATGAGCTTTCCGTTTTGGAGCGGAAGGCCAGTTAAATTAACGGCAACAGGTTGCTCTGATTGTGCTGTTGCCAAGGTGCTATGGTTTGTCTGACCCAAGATTGCCATTATTGGTTCGCGCTGATTGAAGGTCGCGATAATCCACATGTTAAGGTATGTGCCATTGCTTACGTCTGCAGTAGACCAGACGTTACCTGCTAGGGCATTATATTGGATTCTCGACGCGCCTTGTTTTACTGGAAACCCTGTTGCCGTGTCCTTTCTCCAAGGACCATTTGTTCCAATTCGATAAAGAACTGGAATAAGTGAAAATGGGTCTAGTATTTGCTGATAAGGCTGCGTGACAGGATTTGCGTGCGAAATAATATAGTCAATATCTTGATTAAGCAAAATTCCATCGTCAATTGAAAGCTGTGCATGCGCATCGCTACTGCCATCGCCTGATGCATTATATCCGGTAGGAGCAAACCCTGTTACAAATTTAGCCCCTTCCGTTATGAGGATACTATATTGCGTGTCCTTATCCATGACGACGCCATGGCGTTTGTCTCCAAATAGTATAGCTATTTTGTTCGTTGCATCCCAATGAAGGAGAGCAACCATTGCAAATTCGAACAGTGCCCTATTAAAAACCTGGCTAGAATTCAAAACTCCCTGGTTATAATAGATCCAATGCGATCCCTCAACGTCAGGGATAACAATGCTTTCAGCGACAGATTTTTCATATCTTAGCCCAGCCTGATGAACAGAAAACATTCCGCCAACTGGCGTAATTGTAAATGTCCTCGTTGCGTCCACGAAGGAAATTGTTGATGTTGTTCTCGTAACAAATCCGGTTGGTTCTTTTGTAATATTGGAAGCATCTGCCCAGATGGTTGCAAAGTCAGTATTATTTGATTTTCTTATTGTCTGACCAGTAGTTCCCCCGACTGGAAGGCCAGGCCCTGGATTTCCCTGAGCTCCTGCTGGTCCCTGAGGCCCTATCGATCCTGGAGGCCCTTGAATACCTTGAGGACCTGGAATGCCTTGCGATCCTGTTGGTCCTTGAGGTCCCTCCGGTCCAACGGCACCATCGATACCCTGATCTCCCTTCGGACCTTCGGGACCTATCGGACCCTCTGGACCCATGGGACCTTCCGGTCCAGTTTCAGGCGGGTGTAATAAAGCCATGTAAACTCCGAATTAATATTTCCGGTGAAATTGATATTAACTTTACTCCGTTATCATTACAACGTATCGAGTAGCTGCTCGATTAATTTGCAATTTAATCCGTTCTGTGTTCTTCTTTTCATTGAATCCCTAGCCAATGTAAACGTCCTTTTCAGCCTTCGATTGGAGGTAGGTTTATTATGGTTAAATTTTTCTCTTTTCTTACTTTATTTGCATTTGTTTTTTCATTTAATTGTCAAAAAACAAAAACTAAAAAAGTGAATAACAACGTCATAATTGAAAAACCATCGGAGCCAATCCCTGAGCCACGCGATCCTCCGCGACCTGGATTTCAAACGATAGATACGATAGAAGATAGCATTCTCCTCGATCTTCAAAATCTGAACTCTGACACCGAACGCCAGAATACGCGCTACGTTGTCGGTTGCGAGAGATATAACCTTGGCGATCAGATGGCCGAATTTGAGCAGGGAGTAAATCGAGGGTTCAATCAGCTGAGTTCCGAGCGGGAACTTTATAAGGCTCCATCGATTGGTCCTGGAAACTGTATCTATCGGATCGACCTTTCGGCGATCGGTTGGACTTCGAAAGATTGGGAGATTTTATCGAGTGCCGATATCTTAAAGTTTGAAAGTAAGACGATCAGAAATCGCAATATTCAGTTTCTAACGCAGGCAAAGCGTCCCTATGTTTACGCGGCATCGTCTTTGATAACAGCCTTCGAAGGTGATGCGGTAGCAGATAAGAAGGGTGCCGTTTATTATTCGCTTGTTAAGCAAGATAGGCTTACCGCTAACTTTTTTGCGCAGCAGGGAGTCGATAGGCAGGCGCTGGTAAATGATGAAGAGGCGATGTTCAGTGGCTTCAGCCAGAGCCAGATTGCCTTAGGTAAAACGCGGATGATTGCGGTATTTGAAAGCAGAAATGGCACATGTATCTCTACTTATGACACGGTCCTCGGCGGCGACGATATCTTTAAAAACAGCTTCACTGTTGAACTTGCTCAAGCCGGTCAGCTTAATGGAAATAAAATTACTAACAAGATCTTCCGCCATAATGCTCAAGAGCATATTTGCACGCAGAATAATGGCCTATGGTCACTTTATAGACTAAATAATGCAAACGATACTGCCGAGGTGGCGGCGCCAAATAACGTCGTTATCAACCTAGCAGGAGCTGCAGCACAACTTGACGCAACTATTAGGATCGGTGATTGCGGTAATTGCCACTTTAACCAAGGCGTCGCAATCGCTTTTCGCGATCAGCTTCGGGCTCACATCTTAAATAATACCGCTTATAACCGAGACGAAAAAAGGTTGGCCGATATCTTCTTTCGCTTCGATAAGATCACGGCTCAAATCGAAGAACTCAATCGAAACCATGCGCGAGCAATGGCAGACCTTGGGATAACGGCTGAAAAAGATCCCGTTTGGAACGTTGTGGCTTTGCCGCTTAGAACCGAGATGCGCCTAGAACAGGTCGCATCGCTCCTCTGGTTCGATGCTGCGACGTTTAGGGAAAGACTCCAAGGAGCGGCGGTGAGTTCTCAGGTGTTCGGAAATCTTCTCTCAGGGGGAACCATCAACCTTGCTACACTTTCAGCAAACTTTCAGACTTTAGTGGACGAGACGGCTGCCTATGAGGATGCCAATTTGCCTTAACCAGGAAGGGCCTAGGACTATGAAACTGAAAAAACTTGGTATTACTTTTTTAGTTTTGGCGTGCTTCTCCTGTGGAGAAAGAGTGGTTGAAAAGACTTCCGATAATCCCTCGCCTGGACCGGGAACTGATCCAGGTACAGATCCTGGCGATGACCCTGATACTGGAACTAAGATAAGCTACCAAAAGATGCAGACCTATCTCGCAAATTATTGCCAGAGTTGTCATGCCACTGCTCAATTCATGCAGGGAGAGAATGCATTGAGGGCCTCACAGGCCAAGAATTATCTATGGTCTAAGAAGATGCCGCCTTCGAATGCTCCTAAGGCTCTGCCAGATAATGTGAGAACTGAGATGCTCACTTTTTTTTGATGCTGTTTGCTATCCTGGGATCAGTTGTTAATTAAAGCTGGCCTTGGGATAACAAACTGACTAGTATTGTTTCAAAGTTTATAGCCAACGACACCTTAGTTATTTTGAGTAAGCTATGGCACCAATTGCTGGTGCTGTGGCTAGTTTACCTTAGGATGGGTTAATGTTTTCTCGCAATCTTTTCGTATTTTTTTTTATCTCTTCACCTTAGTCATGGTGTGTGTTGTTCCAAACTTCTACTTTGGTTGGAACTGGCATATTCTGACTTTGCTCGTTTTACTCTTGATAACTGTGGTTCTAATGGTCTTCTTTGTTCGATGATTTAAGGAGGAAATGGAGATGTTAAGGAATGCTTTATTTTTCGCTGTGCTGTCGATCTTTGGATCTACCGCTGCATTCGCAGATTGCAAAGCTACTGTATTTGCTGACGATTGGGTGGGTGATCTTAGATCTGTTAACGATGTGAACGGTTGGTGCGGACAGAGGGCTAAATGGTATCGTGTCGATACCTCGAAGTATCAACCATCGAGCTATTGTTTCTCCCACCGCGAGAGTCGCTATGATAGCTATGGCCGCGAATATTATGTCTATCCCACGCTTTTTTGGTGGAAGCTAAAAGACTTCTCTAGGTACTATCAAGATGAAGTTTTAAACGATATTAGCTATTATCTTCGCGACTTCAGCTACAAAGGCTGGCCAAGCTCGATCAAAATTAAGTTTGAGCCGAATTGCTAATTTTCATTTTTTTTGGAAATACCTATGACAAATAAAACTGAATGTACGCATGCCAATCCACCGAGCACTCCTCCAACCGATGAAACTCTTGGAATCTATTCTGCAAATGGCCACGCAGTCTATGATCCTTCAACTCTTCGTGGTTCTCTTGTTATTGACCGCGATGATCTTGAGTCGATTTGGGAGAAAGAGGTAAGGCATAAAGGGGTTGACTTTAAGAGCTTTGTTCAAGAGGTAACTCAGCAAGGTTCTGACGTTGTTAAAGAAGCATCACTTCTTTATCTTCCTTGGCTCGATCAGATCGCGACGCTCCCAGGGAATGTAAGGATTCGCTACATTAGGATCTGTGTCTGTTGGCGTTGGATTTGTATTTATGTTTGGGTGAAAATCTAATTTTTAAATTTGGAGTATCGCATGCCAATTTCTCAACCACAGCAGCAGGCCGTCTGGGCTCTATCTGAAGCCGAACTTGGTGATCAGGCAAAAGCCGTCTGGCAATTGATGGCAGATTATGATCAGGCCTATAACAGTATCGATGCCTTTGACGTTATCTCAGGGCAATCCGGCGGCGGCATCTCTCCTGCAGAAGTAACGACGGCGCTTCAGGAGCTAGGTGAAAAAGGGTTTCTGCAGTATACTTCGTTCACAGCTATCTATCCAAGTTCTCTCCCGCCCGTTTGAGCAGCAGGTAGAGTAAGTGTTAGACGAAGATTTTCCTTGCACAAAAGCCTCCCCGGTCGATGACTAGGGAGGCTTCTACACCAGGACTATCGCAAAAGAGAGTCAAATACCCAAAACTTCACTAGAGGAGATTAGATCATCAAGAGTGAAATGTATTTTAGCCAGATATCTTTCATATCGGTCTCGGTCTGAGTCGAAAGAGCTAAAAGATTGAAATCGATTTGGAGAGCATTACATGCTCGGTTTGGACTATATTTTTTGATGACTTTGAGTATGGCTGGATTCAAGAGTTTTTTGGCTAGAACGAATTGATAGAGGGCCTCCAAAAGAGCACCTGTGTCGTCTTCGCAACAACAAGTTTCGAAATAGTAGAGGGTTGATTGTCTTGGTACCTTTGGGATATCCACCGATAGATAGCCCTTGTCTTGAGGGGTTGTACATTCTCCATTAGGCGTTCCTGCTCCCATCACTTTCTCCTTTCTTAAAAGTTTTGTATTATTACTTGCTTTGATTTCTTTCAATTTTTCTTCTACTTTTTTTTCAAGTTTTTCCTGTCTTTCCTCTGCTCGCTTAACCCATGGCTCTATATTTTCAGGTTCAGTTGGGATCACCACTGAACGCTCCGAAAGCTTAAGCCTCTGGCCATACGTAAGTGATCTCAGCATTCCCAGCATGGTTTTAACCTTCCGAAAAAAGCTTTGACTTTTAGTGTTAATAGATTTCTTTTTATAAGAATACAATTACCCAAATCAAAATGGAAGTCAGATAGTGGTAGATCTACTCTTGGTAAAGGCATTAATATTCTTTGGCATAATCATAGAATCTATTATTGATCTTCTTATAAAACTGCGTCTCGCAGGGAGGAGATTTATGTGAGTGATTCGAATCGAAAATATGGAAAACCAAATAACCTAGCTATCCCTTGCCCTTACTGCCATCAAGATAATTTATTTCCAATTATGATGTTAGGCGATATAATTGGAAAAAAGAAAACGTGTAAGTTATGCTATTTGTCTTTTTATATTTTCATTCATTGGGAACCAAAAATTAGAACACAAAAGGAGGGAGGCCTTTGAAAAAGGAACTATTTTTCATTCTGTCTCTAGCTTATGTGAACGTGTCTGCGATCAAGGCAACGTCCGATTTCATTGCAAAGGCAACGCCTGGCTTTTTAGAGATTGAGGGTAAGGGTGGAAAGGTCGATGCAACTAAGGCCACTATTATGAATAATAAAATCGCTGGCACTTTCACGATTCCGATCGGTCAATTAAAGACTGGTATAGAAGAGCGCGATGGTCATATGCTAGGATACCTAGAAGAGAAAAAATTTCCAGAAGCAAGCTTTCGTCTTGATCCTATAGAGATTGCGAAAGATTCAAAAAAAGAATTCACAGGATATTTCACTCTTCACGGCGTTGTGAAAGAAGTCAAAGGTGAAGTGGAGTTTAAAGGCGATAAGATTGCGGTCGCCAAGTTTCAAGTCGACGTCACTGCCTATGGGATCAAGGTCCCTACCTATAAACTTTTAACGGTCGGGAAAATAGTTGATATTAAGGTTTCGCTCGAAATTTAAAAATATTCCCTTCCTAATCATTATCCTTTCCGGGTTCACCTCGACCGCCGGCTTTGCCTTTCCCGATTTAATAAGGAAGGGATATACTTCTTGTCTTGCCTGCCATGTATCCCCCGCCGGCGGCGGCGTGCTCACCTCTTATGGTCGTGGCGTATCATCGGAACTTTCGACCTTTCGTTATGAGGGTGCTGGAGAGTTTTTTGGTATACCCTCTCTTGAAAGCATTAAGGATCCGACCATGCTTTTTTCCAATGTGAAATTCAACATCCAGCCAGAATGGCGTCAAGTTAATATGAGAATTGATACTAAGAATCAGCCTAGCCTTTATCTTAAAATCCCTATGCAGACTGCTGTTGAAGGCGCATTCCACGTTGGAGATCAGTTTGACTTAGTTTTCGGATATGGTAAATATGGACCAGGGGAAAGCAAAGAATCCAGAACGCATTACCTCCAGACGAGGACAAGTGAACACTTACAGCTAAGGGCTGGTCGTTTTCTTCCAGCCTTTGGCCTTAACTTGGACGATCACACGGCCTTCGTTAGATCCGCGAGCGGGATATCTCAGGGGAGGGAAAGCGTAAACCTTGAGGCTCACCTTGAAGGGGAAATAGGCTCTCTCACCTTGACGAGAACCTTTGGCCATAGCGTTGTGATAGAAGATTCCCGGGAGAAGCTAAACGTCAATTCCGCCGATGAGAAAGCCACGCTCTTTCGCGCAACGGTGAAACTTAGTGCCCGCCACTACGTGGGAGGAAGTTGTTATTATGATCATGATAAAAAAATGCTGGCGGCCTTTTTGGGAAGCGCTCCAATTAAGGATCGGCTTTATTTTCTGGCTGAGTTTGATCATGTTGAGACTTTGGACCAACCCGATGAAAGACTCCTCTTTCTAAGGAGCGGAAGCGAGATCTATCATGGAATTGTCGTCAATTATGATTTTGGCTCAAGGCTCTTAGAGTCAAAAAATATTTCAAGGCATGCCCTATCTCTTCAGCTTATGCTCATCCCCCATAGCGAATTTCGCATTGAGGCGAGGAAAGAAGAAGAAGCCATCAGCTATCTTTTGATGAGCCATCTTTGGCTATAGATCAATACGCATAAGGATTTGAGGCATTAGGTCTTTCTCGTATTTCTTTTGATCCCTATCCTTAAGGTGTTTTCCTGTATCGATTTTTTCATACTTGTCTTTGCCATGATCCATCGACATGAGAAGTATCCGACTTGGCAATGGGATTTTTAAAAGCGAAAATAAACTTCTACTCATTTTTAAATCCTTCGCAAAAAGACCGGCGCAAAGCCCGATGGCGTTCACTACGGTCAAAGCACGTTTTTTCATCAGAGGATAGTTCAAAAACCCTATCCCAATGAGATTTAAAAATCAAGTCATAGACAAATCGTGCTATAGCATATTGGCTTCTTCAAGGCTGATGAGTTGATCTTCGTGGATCCATTTCGGAAGAGAATCCGTTGGTGAGATAAGATAGAGGCGGTATTCGGGCTTTCTCTTTAAGATGACGCCAGCCATCTTAAGATCTCCCCTTGTTATCACTACCGTTTGACCAACCTCGAATTTTAAATTCATTGGTTGACTTGTCTCTTTGTGCATTCCTTCTTTCCTCATGCGCTTGAACAATCTTAATTACCTGCTTTACGGCTCCTCTATGATAGCCTTCATCGGCAAAGAGCATTTCGATTATTTCAGGTGAATTATTCTCTTTTAATAGCTTTCGAATCATTTGTCTATTTAAAGGCATGTTATTTCTTGATCCCATTTTCATATCGGTATAGCTTGAAACCCAAAAGCAAATTAGCAAAAAACAGTCCACGCATTTTTGCGATATTTAGTTCCGTAAGATCTAATTCAAATAACGCGATAGCTTCAATTAGAGAATTTTCCACAAATTGACAAAGAGCTGGTCTATCTTCCATGAATTCTTTTATTTTATCTGAGCTTATATCGCAAAATTCTTCCATTTCATCTTCGCTATGATTCATCTAAAACCCTCACCCAAGGCTTCTAACATTGAAAAAATTTTTGCCCTTTTCAACTATATGCTGATCGGTCAAGGCTCTTTTATAAGTATTAAAAGTAATATCACAATCATATTTGGATTTTCTGACTACACCAATAATAATCGTTCGAACCTCATCATCTTCGAAAGCGTTTTCCAATATATAACAAGGTACAAAATCCTTACTTACTTGGCAAAGGGTGATCCAGGTATGATCTTGGATTATTATAGTCGTTCGAATATCTTCTATTTGATTTCGTATAAATAGACCCACTCGCTTCATTTCAAAATCCCATCCTTATATAGACGAACGGTCGATGCCATAGCCATACAGAAAAGACGATTTACAAAATCCTCTAGACTAATATCGTCATATTTATATCTTATGCAGATCTCGTTCAATGTAGTAGAAATCGTAGATTTTATAAGCGGATGTTTTTCAAATAGTTCCTTAATAACCGCCAAATCTTCTTCCGCTAAATCATCAATGTTCATTCAAATAGTCCTTTCTAGATTAATATGTAAAACTACTTGCTTTCATTATTCAGGCCATAATGTTCTATATGATTTTTCGAATGCTTCGATAAAAGAATCTGCTTCGCTTCTAGGGAGCCATGCCGCAACCTTACCGCCGCCAATCCCAACCATACCAATAATCAAAGATTTTTTAGATTCATCGAAATCATTTACAGCTTCGCCAAGTTTCAAATTGTTCGCTCGTTCATATTCACTAATATCAAAATTGAAATAAGTTCTATCCATTCCTATTTCCCAATCTGCTCAAAAATTTCAGGATGATTTTCCTTTAAATCTGTCATAACTCGTTCTAAATATTCAACTCCGCCGCGACTATATTCTTCCTTCCATGCCACGAAATGCCCGTGGTGATCTCGTAAATCATGATGACCTTTATTGATACATGGACACCAATATAAGCCACGCGTATTTGTCGCCACCAGGAAGTCTTTGATCTCATGAAAATCTGGAAATGAATCGCAAATAGAACATCCGCACCATTGAGTTTTCCAAAATTCCTCTAACCTTTTAAGGATTTCTGGATCCATTTTTATTTCCCATTCTTTCTAATCAAGGAAGCATCCTTCAGCGCTTGCTTGAGCTTTTCAACGGAAGCCGACTCACAATCGTTAAAGCTCATTCCCATCTGCGCTTCTAGTTCAGCGGGAGGCGTCCCATCGCCGATCCTCTCGGCAATCTTAGCCTGTAGCGTATCGAAGGCCTTAATCCATTCCTGGCTCTTTCCTGACTCAACTAGCTGCCTTGGCTCCTCTGGCTGAGAGGCAATCTTAAAGAGATCGCTCGTGCTCATCCCTTCTTGCTCTTTCACCGAGACGTCAATGACGGTTTGATCGGAGGCCATCGCGTGAGCATAGTCTTCGACCGAGATTGGAGCATACCTTAGAACGTCTTTAATGACGGTCTTTTTAGCCATCTGATCAAAGGCCGTATTCCAAGGAGAATAATCGCTTGATGCCGACTTGGAATATTGGTTTCGATGTTTTTCGATATCGGCTTTATTCCAAACCTTAAAATCAGAGGTTCCATCTTTTAGAGTATAGCGAGCCCAATAGGCTATGATCTCACCGCCATTGCCTCCGAGGAGCGGTTTATGAACGACTTTGTTCTCCCCATAATCAACGTCAAACTTATCGCCTTCATGGACTTCATAAGCCTGAATGAGCTTGATATCACCCGAGCGATAGGCAAGCTTCATAAGGCCTTTATAGCCAACCTCAAAATTAGCTTCCCACTTACCTTTATTCTGGCGTGGTATGAGATAACACTCGCCGAGGATTGTATTAGGCTCGAGGTTTAGTTGAGCCGACTTTAAGAGGGCTCCTACGATGCTCTCTTGCGAGCAATCCTTAAGCCTAGGGGTTTGGTTTATTGTGGAGGTTGCAAGCCTTAGAAAACGCGATAGCATCTTTTCTGAGCCTAAGACCTTTTTGAACTCACGCTTCATCACATCGCCATTCACAAAAGCGATCAATCCTTCACTCATTCCATAACTCCATAAAAATATGTATTATATCTCACCAAAGAGGCCGCTGTCGCGGTTTATATACCAATCCGGAAGATCAATCTCTTCAGCATCATCAGCACGCGGATAACTCGGCCAGTGATTTTCCTCTTTGCAACGCTTATAGATCTCAAGGCAATGATTGAATTCCAAAAGACCTTTATCGAGCATTTTCCTCGAAGCCTTAACGAAACGGCATTGATAAGGAGGGAAATTTTCTATGAAACACCAGTAGAAATCCTTCACGCCAAGGCCGAGCTTTTGTCCGACAGCAAGGTACATGGCAGCTGATAGGTGATAGGCCTCATTGGCAATAATGGATTGAATAGCTTTCGTCGTAAGCGTAAGGCGCGTTGTCTTGATATCGATGATGGCACCAATCTTTCCATTCCAGGCGTCATATCTGGCTTGGCATGGAACGCCATCAATCTTAGCAAAGAGACTCACCTCTTTCTCGGAGGTCTGGAAAATAGGAAAGAGTTCATGCTGGCTCATGCTGGCTTGCATCTCTAAGGCCTCAAGCCAGATTTCATGTTTGATTATCGGAATCTTTTTGGCTTCAGCCTCTTTCTTCATAGCCTCCCAGGTCTCTTTTGAGCCGCCGTTTCGAATAGCTTTTGTTTTATCAGAAAGAGGATTTCGCTCAATGATGAAGGATGAATCGATCGTATGAGGTTCAAGAATCAAAGCGTGCAGAATGGATCCTCTAATCAAAGCATCAGATGGCTCCGAATCTGGATTCTCGATTAGATAGCGAACTCGTTTCGGCGTGGAACTGAGGAATTTTTTAAGATTTGAAGAAGAAATCGACGGGTGCTTATGATAATCGGCATTGCTCAAATTACGTATCAGCATGGATTTGATCCTTTCAATATTGGGCAAAATCAAGCTGTGACCGACTTATAGCCTTTTTATAAGCAAAAAGAAAGGGCATAATGCGGGTTTGAAGCCTGTTGAAATTTCTTTGGATTTGGATTATATTGCGCCTAATCGGCTCGATTAGAGGATCAGAGGAATGCTTAAGATAAGCCAAAATGAAATATTGGGTTCAACCAGACATTTCATGATCATTTTCAATGGTGAGAGCGGCGCCGAAGAGACCAAGGTGGAAGTTCTCGGTTGGCTTGTCGATGCGAGTAAGATCAAAAAATTCATTACCAGAGAGTTTCCCGATCATCAGAACGGCTATTGCGTTTACGTTGTCCTAGCTAATGGTCATTGGGAATTGCTCGGAACAGATCAAGATCGATCGAAGAAGCACTTTCGATGGTAGTTTATCGAAATGGCATGGCTAGGAATTTAAAGCTTGCACTGATGTTGCTTTGGGGAATAAGTTCTGTTTTTACTTCAGGATAAACCTTAAAAAGTAAGAGCTCCAAGATTTGTCGATCTTGAAGCCCAGGGATTTCGAACATGACGCAAACCATGTTCTCAACATATTTAAACATGGGTGTAATCCATGCCTAGTGCCGTTTTTAACAACTCGCCAGACAATCTACAAGTTAATAATTATCCAAATTATATTTTGAAAAAAAATAAGACCCCAAGCTATTTTGGAGTCCTATCACCTTTAATTCGAACACTGGCTCGTCAGATCGATGAGAACCAGTGCCCTTATCCATATGCACACATTACCAACGTCGCTTCTAAAAACGAGGTAACCTATGTCTGAAGCCGCTTCTAGCAACTCTCTAAGCACTGTTCAATCTAAATCTGAATCCAGCGAACAAAATAAAGTTTCGAGAAAGAAATTAGCCACTGATGCCGAATATGGCATGGCACCGAAAAGCAAAATTCCCGATTTGAGTTTGAGACGTAATATTCATCATCAAGACGATATGTTGAAGCGAGGACAGTGGACTGGGTTCCCCGATGAACTCATTGATGCTGTAAGGTTTAAACTATTGAGTCATAGAGAATTCTATGTACTATGCGCGATACTTTCAAAACCTGCGAATTTTCATCTAAAAAGGGCCTTTTTAGAGC